ACTAAGAAACCGATACTGAGAGTATCGAAAGAAACCTTATCGCCTGGGAAGAATGCATCTAAACCGATTCCAGCAGGTGCAACCGTTTCAGTGAATTGTACGCCTGGGATATTTACAGTCTTTACAAAGAACTCTACAGTAGGTACTTTGTCGATAAGAAGTCTAAAATTATTCTTACCTAAAAGAGACTTATTGATTATTGGGTCAGCCATTAACTTTAATTATCCTTTTGGATGTGGATTGATCGTGGTAGTCACCGTCTCTATATTCTCTTGTTACACTCTTTTCACAAAGATAACCGTCTTGAATATAGGTAGTGGTAATCACCCTACTTAATACATCGTGTGTTTCAACACCACTTGGAAATGCAAGTCTCTCAAATGGGCCTTCACTGATTGTTATATTTTTATCAAATTCTTTCATATTACTATTTATTGAATTGGGACACCGAAGTGTCCCAAAATGTTTACTTCTCGTTCACAAACTCATTCAACTGTCTTGCAGTAGCAATAACTTGCTCTGTAGACAGAAATTGGTCACCCAAAGGTTTCTTATCATTAGGGAATGAATCATTGTGTTGAATGACAGTATCATTAGCCCTGTAGATATTACCTTCCAGTAATCCTTGTGCTTGTGAGAGTAGATCGGCTCGGATTTCGAACCCTGATTTTGGTTGTTGTGACATATTACCTCCTGTGTGTATGTGTGTTATGTCTTGTACTTTATTGTACCTTATATTTAGGGCTAAAAAAAAGGTCTCCTAAGAGACCTTTTTAATCGAAACGAAATTCGTTTACAGAATGTTGGACACTGCCATTTTTCTGTAGTAGAAGTTTGTTCCAGCAGATGCAAGACCATCAGAAGGTGTAGAACCTACGAATGGGTTAGATACCATTCCGTATCTAGTTTTGAATCCGATTTTTGGTTGGAAAGTATTCTCGCCAACTGCTCTCACCATTTGAAGTGGAACATATGGGCAATAGAACATACCAGCGTCATAAGGGTTAGACCCTCTGTAACCGACAGTCATGTAATCAACACCAGCATATGGGTCGATGTACACTTTAACTCTTCCGTTAAGAACACCAGCAAAAGTATTGCCTGTGTCATCAACATTGATGTCAGTGTTTAACGCAGGTGTGTAATCCAATACACCAGCCATTGAAAGAGCAGATGCAACATCACTAGAACAAAGGATAAAGTTACCTTTACCTCTTCTTGTTTCTTGTGCTATTGTGTTTGCTTCTCTTTCGATTTGGAACAATAGACCTTTGAATTTCTCAACAGACCATCTACCGTTTGCATCAACATCTAAGTTGAATGTACCAGCACTAGCTGTGTCAGCTGCACCAGTTTTGGCTTGAAGGTTGACATTTCTGACAACTTCTCTGTTGATTTCAGCAAGAATCTCACTTGACAAAATATTTGCAAGTTCTGATTCTGCATCAAGACCGTGGATTGCTTTGAGGTCTTGTGCTAATTCTAAAGTGTACTCTGCTTTGAGTGCTCTTGACTTTGCAGTAACAGTTGCTTTCTCAATTGTGAAAGACATCTGTGCAAAATGGTTACCCGCTGCATCACCTAGGCTTTCTGCAGATGCAGTTGCCATTCCAGCACCAGTAGTTGATGCATAAGAAGGTGAAGAAGTATCGAATGGGTCACCGATTGGGTCTGAACCCACTGGGCCTGCTGTAGGGTCTGCACTACCTGAGTAGTCTGATCTAGCTTCACCGAATAGTGCTTCACTATTGTTGAGTCTAGTTTCAGTTGGGTAGTCATTGTATCTTGCTTTCATAGCAAAGATAAGACCTGTAGGGCCTGTCATTGGTTGAACACCGCAAATGTCGTATGCAACGAGATTTGGCATAGCTCGTCTCACTAATGAGATCAAAATTGGATCCCAGTTGGAGATTCCGCTACCAGTAGAGTTTAAAGGTGCAGCTTCCTCAAGAGCAGCTCTATCTTCGTTTAGTGCTTTCTCTTGGTTTTCGAGTATTACTGCAGTGACAGCTTTCTTGTAGTTGTCTTCGATCTTTGGTAGATCGGAGTGCTCTAGAATTGGCTCCCACTTCTCTTGTAAGTTTTCTGATAAAAACATGAGTTTATACCCCTTAAATTAACCTAATGGTTTTAGTTTAGTTAATGCCTCTGAATATCTAGCGATTGAAGGGTCTAGAACTTTCTCTGCTTTTTCAACTTCGAAATCTCCGTTTCCTTCTTCACTGATTGTTTCTTCAGCAATGCTTTCACTATCTACACCGAAGTATGCTTCTTTGATTTCTGCAACTTTCTCTTCGAAATCTGCTTCGTCTGTGAAGTCTACACCGTTTGATAATGAAATCATTTTCTCTGTTTGTGATTCAGACAAGTCTTCACATGCCTTTGTCACAACATTTTGTCTTTTAAGACTGCCTAACTCTTCTGAAATTTCCATATTCTTGGATACTTCTGAATCAAGTTTTGCTTCCATCTCATCAAGACGATTTGCGAGTTCGTCCATAACATCGTACTTGTCTTCGGGTACTTCAACATAATGTTCTACGAACAATGTTTTAAGTCCTGAAATAAAGTTTTCAGTCATTTCTGATCTCAAACCCCTTTCTATTGCAAGTTCGTTTTCTTTCGTCCACTCTTCAGCACAATATGTTAGATACTTGTCTACAGAAGAAGTTAATTCTTCCTTAACAGTTTCTACTTGGGATTTTAATTCTGTTTGATAATGTTCTTCAAGTTCTGCTTTTGCTTCTTCAACTTTTGAGTTGATTGCAGCCTTAAAGATAGTTCTTGCTTTCTCAGCATTTTCTTCTGATAAATCAAGTGATTCTGAGATTTTTGATAGGTCGTCATCTATTTCAATCTCGACTAATGAAGATTCTACTGCAGCTGATTCTTTGACGGATTCTTCTTTCTCGTCTTCATCCTCGTCTTCCTCATCATCTTCTTCTTCATCCTCATAACCCATTTCTTTAACGAGTTTTGCGACTTCTTCTAAAGATAACGCCTTTAACGCTTCTACAATATTTCTAGCAACTTCTGCTTTAGTCAAGGATTCATCGACCTCGTCTTCTGACAATGAAGCGAACATTTTGTTCAACTCTTCTTTGTTCAGACCTTTCATACTGTCGACTGCAGCCTTGATAAGTTCCATTTTAGACGCACCTTTTTCAACGATAGCCTCTTCTGTGGAATCCTCATCTTCTTTAATTTTTTCTGCTTTGCTGTCACCTTTCTCTGCACCTTTATTAACATCATCTGATACTGGTTTAGTACCGTCAGATGCTTTCTTTGCAGCTGCTACAGCCTTGTCAACAGGATTTTCTTCGGGTTTGACGACTTCAGCTTTTCCTGATTCTATTTTTTCCTCAGAGCTGGAACCTTGCTTGATAGCAGATTTGTCACCTTTTTCGGCACCTTTTGTAGGTTCTTCCACGATAGAAGAAACCTCAGAGGTGTTCTCTACTTGGTTTTCTAAATCTGACATAAATTTCTCCTGTTTAAAGATTACTTTTTTATTTATATGTTACAGGTTCCCAACGAACCTTTTCCATAGTTTCAATTTGGTTTCTTCAAGTTGATTTAGTCTAGCAGTCCTCATTTCCGACTGCATTTCTTCTATATCTCTTGCTTTCAAGATACCACTCTCATATACCCACTCTGTTCCTTCCATTATACCATTTACAAATGCTTCAGGAGCAGAAGGGTCGGCTACGATATCACCTGCTGTTGCAAGTTGAAAATCGTCTTTAACATACTGTGCGTTTCCTTTGGATTCTAGTGAACCTAGTCCCCTTGAAGAAACACCTAGCTTTGCACCATCATCAATCAAGTTTTTAACTATCTGTCCGTTTGGTGTTGATAAAATCTTTGCTCGTCCCACGAAATTGTTACCATCTTCTTCTAGTTTGGTAATCATGTGAGACACTTTGTCTAAATTGATCGTTGGCCCTTCGGGGTGTCCTAACTCACCGAATGCACGATCTTGTTCTACGAATTCTTTGTTATACCTTTTTACTTCTTTCTGTATAACTTCTTTTGGGTATATCCTACCGTTACGATTTTTAATTTCGGATTGCATAAAGATACCTTCGATGAAGTAATCTTTCTTACCATCTTCTTTGCCCTCTACTATTACGGGGCTTACACTGTAGTCGTTAAATTCCGATATTAATTTCATTTACTAATTCCTCTATTGATATACCTTCTTCGGACATGTCTTTTAACATTTTCTTCACTGACTGCATACCAATTTTTAGGGACTCCTCATCTGAAAAAGTTTCTTGTATATCTTGTCCGTTTAGAAATACAGTTATACCTTCTTCACATTCGGTGTATATTATATTTATAGTTTCTTCACCGAATATTAGCTTTTCCCTTTTGATGACCTCATGACCTTCGGGACAATTAAACTTTGCCTCGTGAAGTTCCTGAGCTACATCGGAGAATGTTTTCACTTCTCTACTTCACCTTCTGAGTTATCACCCATCCAGTTCACTGACTTTTCAACTCTTTTCATATCAACTGTTTCTGCAGCTTTGTTCTTGATACCATCAAATACACTTTGTTTGGCCTGTTCAAGTTTACCTGCTTCTATTTCGTCAACAATCTTTCTTGCATCACTCATGGTTAAAATCCTCCAAATCCATCATCTTCTTCTCCACCTTCCTCATCAGCACCCTCATCTTTTATCTGAGCATCGATGATTTTGATGTCCTCTTCTGTTTGTCTTAGTACATACTTTCTAATGTATTCGTTAGAATAGTATTTACCAACATAATCAGAAATAGTTCCAAGGGTATCTAATCTCTCCCTTAGAATCTCTGCATCCTTCAACTCTGTAAAGTGGTTGTCAGTTGCAAATTCATACTGAATGAAGTCTTTAACCTTGTCAAATTCTTCTCCAGTTACGATCTCCTTAAGAACTAAATGAGTCTTAAGAATATCTGTAAAAACTCTTCCAAACTTCTTTTGAAGTCTGTTTGTGAACTTATTAAATTTAAGTTCGTCTCTTGAGATTTCTGATGCACGACCCATGTTAAATCCATTGTCTGCTTCTAATCTCGTTGCAGGCACATTTAGTGACTGATATAACTTCTTCTTGAAGTATTCTATATCGTCTATGTCTGCAAGGTTTTGACCGCCTGGAAGTGTAGTTATCTCTGTTCCTCTACCACCTTCTCTTCTAGGTAACCAAAAGTCTTCTAACATCGACATGTGTTTACGATCATCCTTGATCTCACCTGTCTCTGCGTTATACACTAATTTATTTCTATATTTGTGCATAACATCGGCAAGGTATTGTTCTGCCTTTGCCTTTGGAAGGTTACCTACATCAATGTAGAATATCCTTCTTTCAGGAGCTCTTGAAATCCTATAGATAACAAGGGCATCCTCCATCATTGCTAACTGATTTGCAGTCTTCAATGCTTTGTGAAGATATCCGATTACAACATTTCTACTGTAATCTAATAGTCCACTGGTAGTGTATGTAACTGCCTCAGGGGCAATTCTTACAACATTACCATCTGTTGATGAAGACTTATCGAATCCTTTATCATTAAACATGTAAAATTCTTCGATCTTTGAAACCCTTTCGACTTTAGTCTTAGGGTCTTTTTCCTTCTCAACATTCCTGACCTTCTTAATTTTAAGTGGGTCAACATTTCTTAAGTCGACAACACCTAACTTAGGTCTTTTGCTGTCTACGACCTTATGGAAGTAAATTCTTCCATCAACATACCACTTTCTGAATATTTCATGAGAGTTCTGATTGAACTTCATTAAGGATAAGATGTGACCAAACTCGTCTTGCATCTTGTTCTTGATGCCGTCAGAGAGTTTAACATCTCTGAGATCGAGTGCTACAATCCTATCTGTAATATCAGATGTGATACACTCATTGACAATATCTTCTATTGCCGAATCACATTCAGGTACTAATGATGTCTCACGGTATCTACGAATGAGTTCTGCCTCATTCTTAATACCACCTTCCATATCAACATAGGCACCGTATGCGCCTCCTGATATGTACCCAGCCTGTTGTTGTATGACTGGAGTGCCATCATCGTCAACTGGAGGTACAAATGACTTTGCATTCTTTACCTCCGTTGCCCTTAACTCGTCTTTCTTACGAGTAATTTCGAACCCGAATAATTCCATAATATTATTTAGACCTCCGCGAGGAGGTAGTTTTCACTATTATTACTTGACTCTTTCCCAGTGAGAATATGTGAAATCAACAGTGTATTCCTCCAATGCATCTACAGTTTCGTAACTTAATTCGATCTGAGCAATGTTTTTCGGGAACATGTTGAAGAATTCATATCTCGCAAGGACTGCGTCGTCTTTTCCTAACTGTTCTACAAAAGCCCTAGACAATAGGTAGTCATTAGATGCCATACCTACACCTGAGTCTAGTTCTTGTATATCTTGTTGCCATGCCTCTAAGCCTGACCTTGCAGAAAACTCAGCATCATTGATTATGGTCACTGACCAATCTTCAAATGTTCTGTCTCCAGCAAGTTTAAGATTGTGTCCTCTAAAAGGAACGATAATCTCACCTAGGGTAGCAGCAGGTATTGCAGCAGCCTTACATAGGAACTCAATCCTATTTCCACTTCTAGGAATGAAGACTCTGAAACGGTTAGGTCTTGGGCCACCACCAATCAGTTGTGCTTTAAATTCGTCTATTGTTGCCATGTCTTACTCCTTAAACTGCTCCGTAGATTTCTTCAAACTCAACCCCTGACCTTGCAGCCACGAAGTTTAGTGTGATAAAGTTAATACTTCTAGCAGGTTTCACAAAGATAGAACATACAAATTCGTTTCTATCTATAACTGTATCAGTGTTGTTAGTTTCATCACATAATACTGTGAAGTCTGTTAGACCCCTTCTGTTCTTAACATCTCTTAAGAAAGGTTCTACGGCAGCTCTAAACTGTGCTCTTGTGAATGCATCGTTGAATTCGAAGAGTTGTGATTTAGCTGCAACCGCAATTGCTTTCTCTAAGACAATGAACAACCTTCTGACATTGATTCTATCGAATGCAGATGGTGTACTTAATGCAGTTTTATCTCCGAAAAGAACTGTTCCTTGGCCTGGGAATGTAACTATTGGATTAATTCTTGCTTGATACAAGTCATCTCTCGATGATTGCGATGGGTTAAATGCAAGTTTTGTTATTCCTAGATACTGACCTCTAGAGAATCCCGCTGGTGAATACCAAGGGTCTCGTAATAGGTCTGCTCTTGCCATGATACCTGATGTATGTCCGTTGCCTGGCACCCAACAGTATCTATCGTTATATCTGTCATATTGGTATACCCAACCTGAATCTAATACTGCATAAGAACTTGAAGTAACTGATGCATAATCTGCTACTACATTTGAACTTTGAGTTGATTCAGAAGCGACATTAACGACTGATGCTCTTCGAGGTGAAGCAATTACCATACAGTCTTTACGGTTTTCTGCGATTTGAATTAATTGATTAACAATCGTATTGTGATCTGTTAATAGGTCTCCGTTTGAAGTTCTAGTAGAACCTGTAATTAGGAAACTAACATCCATAGTTTCTGCATCACCGAAATTATCTACATATCCAGCATATTTAATTGCTGGTGTAGGTAATGCACCGTCAGCTCCATCTGCTAGAGATGATGCGATTGGTGCAGAAGGTCTACCGAATGCAGTAGAACCTGATAATGCATGTGTATGAGTGCTATTTACAGCTGGGTGAGTTGATGTACTGTGACCAGTCCACCAAATCCAATCTGATTGATTATTGATTTTAGTCTTGTAGTAGTTAGAAGCACCTTCTGAATTCTTTGAATCAGATGCACATGAAACAAACCCGTAAGTTTCTAGAACTTCGTGTTGTTTACCTGTGATAACTCCGTCTTCGTCTATAACTACGACATGAATCTCGTCTGCACTACCTGAAGCTGCTGTTGCAGATGCAGATGTGCCTGGAGCTTTATCAAATTGATTATAAAACTCCCAATATCTGTGAACTTGAGTTGAGTTGTCAACTGCGTTGACTAATCCAGTTCCAGCTGGTTGGTTTAGGGCTTCTACGGTTATTGTTCCTGTTGCAGTTGCTGTTACTCTATATTCTTGAGTATCAGTACCAAACCTGACGATATCTCTGACATTGAAACCTGTTTCTGCTGTAACACTAATAACTGTCTGACCAGCTGCTTCTGCAGCGTCTAGAGTAGTTATATTGTCATTGTAATATGCATCGGAAGATGCACATACTGAAACTTTCAATGAG